CCGAAGGCAGAGGTCACAGGTTCGAATCCTGTCGGGTGCGCCAGTTCCAAATTCCAACTTTGCTCCAATTGGGGTGTCGCGCAAAAAAATCGCGGCATTGGGCGGAATTCGTGCCTGAAAATGGAGGACTGGACCGCTGAATTTCGGCCCGAACCCGAGCGTTTTGGGGCACTTTTGACCCGGAATCTCCGAGAGGTGTTTTGAATCCTCCATTTCTTCCAAAAACGGAGGATTCGACTTCTTGCCGAGGCCTGCGAGCCCGGCGGGAAACTCTGCTCTGCCACGGCATGATAATCGTCCCGGCCAGCGGAAACCGCCACGGCACAATTCCGACACGTCTTGTCAACTGAGGAATTGGAGGATTGGAGACGCAAATTTGCGTTTAGCTGGCCGCGAGCCGGTCAGACTGCAGGCGCCCCAAGCCCGAGCACACGGCGCTGCTCCGTCCAGAGCAGCGGAAGCTCGATCTCTGTGAGCGCGGTGAGTGTCAGCGTAGCAGGCTGACGACCAGCCAGAATGGCTTGCTGGATGTCGGGTGCCAGGAAAGCCAGCCGAAGAATTTTCCGGGCGTGGCTGCGTTCGCGATTGCCCAACTTCGCGAGTTCGTCGATGCTTGAGGCTTGGTCGGCATCAATCAGACGGCGCCAATGATCCGCATCGGCCAAAGCTCTGATGAGGCAGGGGTCGAGCCGGGACTTCGTTGCGGTCCATGTTGTGCTGGCTGGATCGTTTCCTTCGATACGTCTCGCGCCGCCACGTGACGTGAGATGCGTGGAAACCGTCAGCACGATTCGGTCGGCGAGACGGGTGATTCGATCCTCGGATGCAAACTTCGAGCGCAGAATATCTTCGATCTCCGGCCCCGTGGTGCGGTATGTGTTGGAGAGAGCCTGTTCGTCGAATATGAGCAGCACACGGTCTTGAGAGACCTCGATGCGCTTGAGGTACTGGCGCAACGTGCCTGACGTTCCCGTAAGTGGCTGTTCAACCCCATTTTTGGTTGTCTTGTTCTTCTCGCTCTTCCTCTTCGACCTTACCTGCGGCAACGCAAGGATGCGCTGGAGCCTGTCGTGGACAAGCCCTTCGATGACCGGGGCCGCTATCGGGCGGCACGCAATCTTATTGTCTTCGCGGCGCTGAATGCTGGCTTGGCTGACATAGTAGAGATAGGTCCGCCCGTCCGGCTTGCGGCTCCGCTTTGGACTGAGCGCATTGCCGCGCTCATCGAAGATCAGGCCGGTTAGAAGGCCACGGCTGCCGACCGTTCGCTTGTACTTGTGATTGACTTGATTGGAATCGAGCTTAGCTTGGACGGCGTCGAACAGGTCCTTCGAGACAATCGCCTCATGCTCGCCGCGATACGAGGCGCCCTTGTGCACGGCCTCGCCGATATAGACACGGTTGCGCAGTACGTGCCGCAACGGCCCGATGTACCAGTTACCACCGCCGATCGACTTGCCGCGGGTCGATACCCACGCCTTGGTTGTAATGCCTTTGGCATCGAGTTCAGCGCGCAATCGTGCCACTGAGCCCAGTTCCAAATACCGCGCGAAGATGAACCGGATGCTCTCGGCTTCATCTGCGTTGATAACGAGCTTGCGTTCTCGGGCATCGTAGCCGAGTGGTGGACAGCCACCCATAAAGATACCCTTCGCGCGAGAGGCGGCGACTTTATCGCGGATGCGCTCCGCAGTGACCTCGCGTTCGAACTGGGCGAACGAGAGCAACACGTTTAGCGTTAATCGCCCCATGGACGTCGTCGTGTTGAAAGCCTGGGTGACCGAGACGAAAGAGGCTTCACGCTTGTCCAATCGTTCGACGATCTTTGCGAAGTCCGCGAGAGAGCGCGTCAACCGATCAATCTTGTAAACGACGACGACATCGACTCGACCTTCGTCGATATCAGCAAGCAACCGAAGGAGGGCCGGCCGCTCCATCGTGCCGCCTGAGAAGCCTCCGTCATCATAAGGTGCCGGCTGAAGAAGCCAGCCCTCGCTGGCCTGGCTCCGGATATAGGCTTCACAGGCTTCCCGTTGCGCGTCGAGTGAATTGAAGGCCTGATCTAGCCCCTCTTCGGTCGACTTGCGCGTATAAATCGCGCAGCGAAGCACGCGTTTGGTCATGACGATGCTCCATCCGTAGCAGGCTGCACTGAGCGGCCACTTTGATGATCGAGCCCGAAGAAGCGCGGCCCCGACCAACGTGTACCGGTGATCGCACGGGCGACCTCGGACAGGCTGGTGTATTGGCGATCCTGATGCAGGAACCCTTCGTCCAGCACTTCCACCCGGTGTTCAACACCGCGCCATTCTCTGACGAGGACCGCCCCGCTGTGCAGCCCTGTGGTTGGAGACAAAATGGCATTATCGCCGCGTACGACGGCGGATCTAGTCTGAGCCAGCTTTGTCGTCACCGCGGGTGACAGATCGCCGTAAGACTCTACTTGTAGCCGCCACGCAAAGAGGCGCCGCACCACATCGGTCGATTGAATCGAGGGAGCAGGACAGCAAAACTTCTTCATCCAGGCCGCGCGTAGTTCGAAAATGCGAAGACCGCTCAAGGCGGCTATTTCAACGGCAGCTGAATCTGGCGCAAGCGTAGCGGTCGGCTCTGCAATGGTGGCTTCGTCGAGGACTGGCGATCGACGCTGGTCGTCATTGAGCTTTGCTGGGTTAGTTTCCATTTGATCAACCCACGATCCGGTAAGTGCGGATGTCGTCGACATTTTCCGACGACACCATGAGACCAAGCTTCTTCTTTATGGTTCCGGAGATAGCACCCCTGACCGAATGAGCTTGCCAACCGGTCGCCTTTGATATTTCGGCGATATTCGCGCCGCCCTTCCGTCGTAGCAGCGCAATAACTCGCGCAAGCTTTGAGGATGCGCGCATGGTGCGCGGAAACTCAGTTGCCGCGCGGATCGCCGCTGTTGGTTTTGTTTTGGCAACTTTTCCGCGCGGCGTAGTTGCCTGTGCGGGCGACAATTTTGAAACCGTCGTTGCTGCCCTATTCTTATGGTGTGATTTTTTCGGGGATCGTCTGCGGCCTACTGCGCTGACCCGTGCGTTACTCTTGGTCGATGGCATCGATTTCACCGTCGGTTGCGACGGCATCGGCGCCGTCACGGCCACGAGCCCCGAAACGGACCGAGCCCATCGGAGCATGCAAGAACCCAATAAATTTGCAGCAGTGTTGGCGTCATTTTGGGCGGGTGCAACGTTGTTATTGGCTTAGTCCAATTGAAGCCACTTTGAACCTAACATCTCGTCACGAGCGCCAGCATCACTCTGCCGTCCTGTTGTCCTCGCTTTCGTCTAGCGGTTTGCAGGTATAGGAACGCTCTCTTCGCATCGGAAGTCGAGCGGAATATGAGTAATCTTCTGGCGAAGATCATGCCAAGTGGAGCATCCCGTGCTCAATGAGTATGCCGACCAAGGCGTGACCGATTTTGTTCACTGAAGCGCGACCTACAGGCATTTGCCGATCATGCCATTAGGCCGTTCAAGGCAGGGTGTATCGTGCGCAAAGTGGACAGTGGTGGCTCTAACTCAGACTCGCGGTCGTCGCACCTAAGAAGGGCAGCACCAAGCCTAGAAAGGAATAATGCGAATCGAGTTGTAGTTACGCTCTTGGCGATAGTTCAAGAATTGCGAAAAGCTATCGACCTGATCGTCGTGCGCACCGTTGGGGAACTGTAGCAACTCAGCGATAAAATCGTCGAGCCATGGCGCCAGTTGAGGTAACATGACCCTGCCAGCCTCGATCAAGGGGGTAACGGCGGCCAGCCGCATTACCTTGTCACCCTTGGGCATGAAGGGAATGATACCAAGCCATCGTTCGTAGTCGAACTCTTGGATCAGGCTCTGCCCTACCCCCTTCTCCTCAATGATGACATGGTCGCAGTGCCATATACGCGCGTGCTGGACGATCCTGTTCTTCAACTCTGGATAGGACAGTCGCGCGCGATATACATCGAGAAGATAGTTGACACCCTCGTCGATGTACCACGTCGTGCAGACCGACCAATCGCTGAACTCCTTCTTCGTCGAAGCCGTATCCCAGCTCTGGTAGAGCGGCCCCGCGACGACACGCTTGGGCCCCTCGCCATGATAGAAGCGCAACCACTCGCGCTTGACCTGGGCGCCCTCGGATGGCACCGGGTTTTGTTGATACTGTGCCTCAAAGGACAGACTCCCCATAGTCCGCTTAAGCTGGTTGAGCACCTCTGCGCTTTCGCGGGCAGCATGAAGGACTTCTCCCTCTTTGCGAACGTACTGGCGGGAGGGGCCGATCTGGTAGGCTTTCGTTTCCGTCGCAATGGCGGGGATGCTCAGTATAATCCAACCACCCGCCCGTAAGAGATGACCCGTCAAGTCGTCGATGTGAAGGCGCTGCATGATGACGACGATTGCGCCTTCGTTCTTGTCGTCGAGGCGAGTTGATACCGTATTGTTAAACCACTCGATGGCGCCCTGCCGCGAAATCTCCGATGCGGCGTCCCGGGGTTTGATAGGGTCGTCGATGATAACGATGTCGCCACCTAAACCGGTCATGACACCCCCTACCGAGGTCGCGAAACGGTTACCACGCTTGAGCGTGGAGAAATAGCATTCCCCCTTGTGCGAGGGATCGAGCGCCGCGGTTGGAAAGACTTCATTGTTTTCACCATGTAGGGATTATCGCGCCAGGGATGGATTCCACAAGTCCAGCCCTTGTCCGGGGTCGAACGTGCTGGCGAGTGCTCGGAGTTCCACATGGCCGTCCACCAAGGCGTAGTTGGATTTTTGTTTGTGGCGCCGCCAGGCCACGTCATTTTCCGCGTCAGCGGTCGTCAACCAACTCAGCGCCGGCATGACGTGGTCGGCGGCAATACTCACTTCGGTGTAAATGATCGTGCTCGACGGTTTGTCGATCTGCGAGAATTTGCGCCAGGTCTGCGGCTTGCCGGGATAATCGTCCTCGTCGCCCAGCTCGACATAGTAGTTTAGCCCGTAACTCAAATGGCCGGACTGTTGGTCGTTGGGGCAGTGGTACAGGTGCTGGAGTAGATTCGTCCACGCGGTCGTGCCGCCGCTAACGCCGAGCACTGGGGCAAGGGCGCGTTCCCAGGGAAGCTGCTTGTTCGCAATTGCGGAGTGCTGGCTGCGCGGAAAATAATCTTCGTTCTCCTCGGCGTAGAGGCGCGTGGCTAGCGAGACCTGCCGCAACTGGTTCAGGCATTGGATGGACTTGGCGGACTCCTTCGCGCGGCTAAGCGCCGGCAGCAACAAGGCCGCCAGGATGGCGATGATCGCGATCACGACGAGCAGCTCG